TTCAAAGACAGACAGCACTACAGGATATGAGCGGTGCAATGGGAAGCAGGCGTAGATTTATTGGAAGGGAAGCGGAGATGCTTCATAGATAAGGTGATAAGGAAGGATAAATGGGAACTAATAATATAAATAGAACACTTGATAGTCCGCACCCTATGTATGGGATCCGGCCTACTTTTAACATATCTGATTTAAGTAGAGAGTCAGGAGGATTTAAAATCCTCGCTTTAACTAATATAACTACGGCCACTGTATCAATTCCCCAAACCCCAGGAGCAAGATTTCTGTCTATTATTCCGACTATAACAGATCCAGCTATAAGCTTTGATATAGATCTATATACATGGGATGGAAGTACAGCTACGAAGGTCTATACCTTTACTGGAGCTAGTGTGTATAATCCAAATAGTCAGGCTATCTTTATGGGTGGCTTTGAAGGAGTAGATCTTCAAGGTGGGGCATTTAAATTAGGAGCGTCTAACGTAGTTAATCCTAATACATCTAACTTCAGCATAGCATATGAGGTAAACGGGTAAAGAAGGTAATAACTATGAATTTCAATATTGCATATGGGGAGATAGCAACTGTTGCCCGCAAAGCTATTAAGTTTGTTGGCCCAGCTAAGGGAAGAATGATAGCCGGTTCAGTAGCTGGTGCTGGTGTAGGTGCTGTTGCTGGTGATTCCCCTGGTTCTGGAGCCTGGAAAGGAGCTATTGGTGGAGCTGCGTTAGGAGGATTTGGAGTTGGTAGGATTAAATCTTGGGGAAGAGGGGCATGGCGAGCAGCAAACGCAGAGAAGGGAGTTCTAAATATTGGAGCTGGAGCTGGATACTTGAAAAACCGTGGCGCTGCTTATGGGAGCGGTCTCAAAAACATGTGGAGTAAAATGTAATTAAATGACAGTAGACATCAGCCTAGATGCTTTCTTAGCCAAAGTAAATAAGAGAAATACTAATCCTGACGGTAGTGTTATAGATCCTTATCTATTAGATAGGATGGATAATCCTATTTGTCAGGATTGTCATGCTCAATATAAACTTAAATATCCAGGAAAGCCATTTAATATTAAGTGTAATGGTGTATATGGAGAGGATGATTATCTGCGCACGCAGCAGAATATGAAAGCTGCCGTTCCAGATGAAGAGCCTCTTCCTATAGAAGACCCAAATGGGAATGATATAAGAGAAGTATTTGATATAGCCTACTGGGCTTTAAAATATATAAATATAAAAGATGACAATGGAGACTTCGTACCATTCATAGCAAGACCCTATCAGGAAACAACCCTAAAATGTACAGCTAATCTAAAAGTAGATAGAATGGCTCGAGGTTTGGGTAAAACGAAAACGGCCATGATCGAAGAAATTCATAAGGTCTTTACTACAAAGAATTATGATGATCTGATTATCTGCCCCGCAGACTCCCAATCAGACGGTTGGTATAACGGAATTATAGAACTTATTGATACTTCTACTGGTTTGCAGGGATCTATAGCCGACAAGAAACAGAACCCATTCAGAAAAATAGTATTCAAGAACGAAGCAGAAATACGAGTGTTCACTGCTGGATCTTCTTCTGGTAGAAAAGCCTCCTCTATTAGAAGTCAGTCCCCAAGAAGAGTTAGAATCGATGAACAAGACTATCTGGTAGAAGAAGATTGGGGAGCCATATCACCACTTCTTACACGTTATAAGAATTCAGAATTCCATGGATCTTCCACCCCAACTGGAGATAGATCTAAGTTCTGGCACATGTGCACGCAGGATGATAGGTATAAAGAATTCTATTATCCAATTTCTGTTCATCCAGATTGGGATGATGAAATGGAAGTAAACTGTCGGACAGAAGCTCTTACTGAAGATAGATATCGTCATGAGTACTTAGCTGAATTCGGAGATCCTTCCCAGGGTGTATTCAAGAATATTTTTATAGACCAAGCTAAAGTTAGATATTCAGATCCTTTTAGAGAAAAATTAAGAGGTTATGCTACTTGTGTTTACGATGGCTCAAAAGAATACTTTATGGGGATAGATTGGAATGGAGAAGGCACAGGTACCCGCATTAGAATTGTAGAATATGATCCAATTACCAAGATAACTCGTTGTGTAGCCAAGCATACCGTAGATTTTAAAGGATTTACTAACCAAGATTCTATAAATGCTGTAGTTAGATATAACTCCCTATGGCATTGTACTAAAGTCTTTATAGATCATGGATATGGGGCAACTCAATTAGATGATCTAAAGTTAATAGGGCTGAACTCAAATGACCCAGATACCAAAAGACTAGTCAACGTTGTAAGTATAGATTTCGGGGCCAATCTAGAATTTAACAATATAATATCTTCTAGAGCTAAATCAGGTAGTAGGTATATAGAAAAAGAAGAAGTAAAAAGACGTACCAAACCTTTTATGGTAGAAGGTACAGTCATGCGCTTCGAGCTTCAGACTATTAAATTCTCAGATGATGATACAGTCCTAGATTCTCAATTAAGAGGATATAGAGTAAAGAATTACTCACAGGATGGATTTGCTAATACTTACACCACAGAGGGCGGAGTAGGAGATCATGATCTCGATGCTTTCATGTTAGCCCTCTTAGCTGTAGAAATGACGCATGGACTATATGCCACTCCAGATTCTTATAGAAGGCACCTTGCTACTATTTCTCATGCCGGATCGTGGGGTGTTGCTTTAACTCCCAGCGCAACTCCAAAATCTGCTCCTGAGGTATTAGAAGAGAAGAAAGTAGCATCTGGTATAGCTAGAAGAATGCCTAAATCAGAAGCTCAGGATGAATATAGGATCCTATACCTAACCAGAGGCGGGGCAACTATCGCCGCTAATCCAAGAGCTAATGTTCCTTCATATTCTAGAACATCTATATTTAAGAGTGATAAACCAAGAGGGAAGAGATGGGGAATGTAAACACAGATTTGGCGGCCGTTACTTATCTTGCTTCTTATGACATACCATTAAATATTACTATTATGTCTAAAACACAGCAATGGGCATTTCAGCAGCAATTAGCTTATAATGCTATGCTACCATATATATGTAAGGACTTTCATGGGCTTCAAGACTTCTATACTCAAATGTCTATGTACTCTGCTGCAAATCCAATCTACTTAGCCGGGCCGTGGTCTACAATACAAGCCATAGTTCCATTGAACTCTAATATACAAAAGGAAATGTATATAGATCCTAATCTTGGTCAAGTAGGAGATTTATTTGCTCAGCTTCCTGGATTTGGTAAAGTATTTTCAGTATCCTCTGTAGACGATAGTAATGATATTTCAGAAGCAGTTGGATAGGATGACTAGTGAATTTTAACCCATTTACATTTATATATAATCCTCCCCCAACAGTAAGTAGTGATATACCTGTTCATCCAGCCTCGTCTGTAACTGGACCTACTACTACTATATATAGTTCTACATCTTCAGTTACTAAAGAAAATAGTTTATCAAGTGCTTTAATAACCAAATTTAATAATTTAGCAGAAACTAGTGCTTATCTACAAAATATAATTAAATTAGTGTCGGGAAACATATCTATTTCGATAAATCCAGACAGAGACCCAGGTTTAGCACAAGCATTAAATACTTTATACGGGAATGTTCCGCCGGCTATATCTATAGCTATGTATAGTAACTTATTAGATACTAATATTAATCTTCAGTTGACACAGGCTGCGCTAGGAACAGATTCAACTTCACAGATAAATCAAGTACAAGCAAGTGCTTTATCTACGACCATAACTGCGGTAGAAAATTCCCTGTCAGATAGCGTTACCTATAGTTCCCAACTTCCTCTATTATTAGGTAGTCTAAAGACACAAGCAGCTATGTTTACTTCCATGGCTACTAACCTACATACATACCCAATACAACAAGCCGCCCCAACCCCAAATAGTAGTGCTCCTATAGTTATGTCCAATATAGATATGAGTACTGGATTATCTGATACACTAAATGGGGTAGTAAATGATTTCTCTGGGGCCTACGCTGGAGTATATAAAGTTTCGGCTACAGTTGGTGTCATAGCCGACGATGTTACTAATGTAGTTAATACTTTAGTTTTACAGCCACTAGGGGATTTAATAAGGGTAGTAGCTTTAGTAAACGGAGCCAAAGGCCTAATATATAAGGATGTATTTAAAGATTTATATAAAGACTTATGTAATTACGTATATCTCAGACTTGTAGCTGATGCTAGTTTAATAGTATTTACTGCAGATAAACTGACTCAAATAGCTTTGACTCCACTTAAAAATATTACTGGGAGTCTTGGACAAATAATGTCCACATTTAATAAAGCAAATGCTGCTATTGGATCTGTTGCATCTGGATCAGTATTGGGTGGGCTAAGCAAAGCTAACTCTTGTTGTACCAGTAATCCACAAGCTCCTCTATCTATGGGAAACTCCAGCGCTAATTTGTTAGGAAATACTGGATTAGGGTCTGGAAAAGCTTCCGGAGGAGCAGCCAAAGAGCTCAATGCTATGAGTAGTGGTATAAAAGAAATCGCCTCTTCCATAGCCTGGTTACAAATAAAGATAACTTCTAAGATGAATAAAGTTCTAGAAAACTTCAAAAAGGTACTTGGGAGAAGCTTAGAGAACACAACATCTCATACTAATCTATTATGTAGCTTAAGATCGGCAGAGCAGCTAGTTACTATAGCAACGTCTCTAGCAAATATGAATACATCAAATCCTTCGGGAAACCCGCTAAATACAATATCTAGTATTACACAAACAGTAAGTTTAAGTTCCAATAGCACTAGTTTTGTATCAACGGCTGGTTTAATAACAACCTCTATATTGGGAGTTCCTCCCCCAAGTACCAATGTTCAATCAGTATTAGCAACTGGTGGATTGACTCAATTGGGAGTTCCTCCAATAGCAGGCTAGGAGTTATAAAGTGCCTAAAGTACCCACAAATCAAATTAAGAAACCTACAAAACCAGTGACTAAACCTGTGATCAATGATCCAGAGGAAGACTATGATCTAGTTATGCGTATGGATAGAGTACTGAACTGGAAGAATGGGACAAATAATCCAAAGACTGTAGTAGGCATAAAGTCTAGATTAAATGGAGATATAAAGACACTGGGATCAAGAACAGCTCTAAAGTCTGTGGCCTTAATTTCAGCTAGAACAAAAAAGGAAGATGCCTTACAGGTAAAGGATGTATCTACTACTACCGAGCCAAATATTAAAAAGCAGCTTGAGAAGAATGCTGCTTATCAAGGTGTTTACAAAGGTGTAACTGGTATAGTTAAGCCAGAGTATAATTTACTTGAAGCCTTTGCCATTTATGATACAGAGATATATGTTAGACAAGCTATAACTCGTAGACTTTCTCTTATGTTTAGAAATGGTTGGGATGTAGTTAGTGATGTTGAAAATAATCAGAAGAATGTAGCCTATATAAAGAAGAGATTGGCGACACTAGAGTATGTAATGGATACGCCCATTCAGACTTTCTTTGAGCAGATTCTATATAACCTACTTCTTACTTCTAATTGTTTTTTATATAAAATTAGGGATACAAAGGCTTCTCCAGGAATAAAGAATAAAGGTAATAAGAATAGAATACCTGTAGCGGGATATGCTTTTATTCCTACACATCAAATCATGCCTTATTTTGAGGTTGGCCAACAAATCTTCTGGAGAAGATACTATGAAACTGGAGCCCCATTCGAAGATATTCCTATTGAAGATATAATTCATTTAAAGTGGGATGTAAAAACAGGCCATTGGTACGGTACTCCAAGACTTATAGGAGTAAAGGACGACATCTTTGCTTTAAGAAGATTAGAAGAGAATATAGAGCTATTATTTATAAACTATTTGTTTCCTCTGTTTCATGTACAAGTAGGAAGTAAAGAAGCTCCATGTTGGTATGGTTCTGAAGGGCAGAGTGAAATAGATTTAATCAAGGCAGCTATTGAGAATATGCCTAAGGAAGGCATATTCGTTACAGATGAAAGAGTAGCAGTTAATTCTGTGGGAGCCGAGGGCCAAGCTCTTGATACTAAAGAGTTAATAGCTCATCTGAAACAAAGAGTGCTATCTGGATTAGGAGTATCAAGTCTTGATGTAGGAGAAACAGGGGCTACACGATCAGCTGCAGATAACGTATCTCAGAACTTAAAGGATCAGATTAAATCCGATCTGACAAAGTTCTGCGATCTAATGAGAATGCATTTCTTCAAGGAGTGGTTCCAAGAAGCAAACTATTCTTTATCCGTTCAAAATGCTCTACAAGCTACCCATATTAGATTTAAAGAAATAGATATAGATAATAAATTGAAGCTAGAGAACCATTTAATTCAACAGTGGCTGAATGACTCTATGACTTTGGAAGAGTATAGACATGCTATGCAACGCCCAGCTTTGACTCCAAAGGATGTAAAAACTACTCATAGTTACATGGCTAATGAGTATGCTATTAAGCTGGCTGAAGCTGCTGCATCTGCTAAAGCTTCAGCAAAAGATCCTGCTGCAAATACCTCAAATAACAGGGCTAGACCAGCTAATCAGCATGGCAGAAACCCAGCCGCAACAAAGGCGAAAAGTAACAGTGAGGTATTCTATGAACTACTTTTAGACGAGTTAACTATAGCAAAAGATCTTCATGACCTAACCAAAGATCCATGGCATGAAGCTTCTAGTCGAGCCGTTGACTTGGCTGTTCTTAAATTCAACAACGGAGAAATTACCTTCGAGGACAATAAGACCTATACTAATCAACCACGTATAGAAGACATTATAGATATAAACTCATTTAAAGTTGCAGTAGCAGTGACAGACGACATAGAAATACTGTCTGTCGTGATTTCATCGAAGTTAGAAAAGTTAGAAGAATTAGAGGACATAAATGGCACAACCACTCCCAATAATCAATATTCAAACGAACACCAAGAAGATACCGCTGGGCGAAGCGATCCAGAACCCAGAACTGGTAAAGACTTCCTCTTCGAAGACTAATCTACCCCCACAAAATAGAATTATGCCACTCCCATTTGTATACGATCCATCACAAACGAGACGCTAATGCCAATGCTCCACATGAAGGATTACCTAACGATCAGCAAATCAGACGTTAGGTATCCTAAGAAATCTACAGATAGTAAATCACTTTTAGTAAAGACTCGCGCTACTCATGCCGCTTATGTAAACGGGAATTGGAGATTTTACCGCCCGGATAGCGTACAGAAAGCGTGCCATACTTGGGTGCCCGACAACATGGCTCGCAAGCCTGTGATTGTTAATCATGTAGAAAATAGTGATGTGTTAGGAAGAGTTATAGAAGCAAAGTACGTAGATGAATCCTATTTATGGTCTAACGACTACCCAACAATAAAAGATTCCTTGTTTTATAAAACAGATGGAAAGAAAGTAGGGTTGTTCGAAAGTGTAGATTGGATAGTAGATAATCTGGCCCCCATAAAGGGATACACTGGATTAGGTTACATAGAATTAGGTTTAAAGATTAGCAATCCGGAAGCCATAGAAAAGGTATTAAGAGATGAGTATCTCACTGTCTCTGTAGGATTCACAACTGATTCGGCTATTTGTTCCATATGCCACCAAGATTGGGCGGTAGATGATAGATGTGAACATGCTCCTGGAGAAAAGTTCGAAGACAAGACTGCATTCTTAATCTGTGGGCCAAAGGCTTATGACGAGGTAAGTTTCGTTAATTTTCCAGCAGATCCATTTGCTTCAGTTATATCCAAAGAAGTATTGCAGGATAATTTAAACAAAATCTTCTTCTTAGGTCAAAATGCTAGTCAGAGGAATTCTAATCTAACATTCTCTGATAGCTTATTCACAGATGATATTACTCATCACGAGGGAAACATGGATAATTTAGATGTATTGATTAGTGAAGGTAAGTTTGATGATATACTTGCTGTTATTAAGTCAGAAACTCTAGACGCTGAGCAAGCATCAAGTCTGAAAGCGGGCCTACATGAATGGAACCCAGACACTGATGAGCTAAAAACTAGAAAGCGCAGCCTGGTATCTACTTTGAATGCTCAGATCCGCAAAAAGGATCTCAATAAGAATGTTGACACAGTAGAAACAGTAGATCCAGAAGTAGTAGCGGCTATCACTGATGATGCTGATGGTACTGTTAATGATGGTTGTCCTGACGGGGTATGTGGAGTAGGTTGGAATCTAGAAGACCTTACAGACCCAGATGACAAAGCTTTCTTCCAAGATGAAGAAGGAATATATGCAGAACTGGAAATAGAGCTAGCTGAAGTAGCCAAAGAGCAAGGGATTAGTTTCGAGGATGCGAAGCTTTCGACCACGAAAAGAAAAGAATTAAAAGGTGGCACTTTCTGCGGACCCAATAGAAGTTTTCCAGTACCAGATTGTGCGCACGTAACAGCGGCAAGAAGACTTATCGGCCGAGCGAAGGTAAGTGCAGACACTAAAGCAAGAATTCTATCTTGTGTATCAGGAAAAGCAAAAACTCTCAAATGTGCAGTGAAAAGTGAAAAAGATACTATTTCTAGCGTAAGCGATAAGATAACAGGTTTTGCAGGAGACAAGTTTAAAGACACAGGAAAGGAAGTACTGGCCATATTCACTGAACTAGATAAAGCTTACGATAAGGCAGAGCCAGAGTTGAAGAGTGACATGAGAAGTATGCTATCGGCTCTATCTCAAGACTGGTATGCAGACGACTATGTTAATTATGCAAAGAGTGAACTCCTGAAGAAAGACATGCTTGTCATATCTAAGCAGGACCTTGGAGATAAGGAAGACGCCTTAAATACTTTATCTGATGAAGCAGCTGCTGTAAAGAAATCTTTAGACGGGCAGAAAGAAATTAATAAGAGTCTTCTGGACGTTTATAAGAAATCTCTAGCCACTCAGATAGTAGTAGATAAAATTACTAAAGGTCAAGAAGGTTATGTAGACCTAGACGCAGAAGCCCGTAAAGAAAAAGTACGTAGTTTAGCTAAGAGACACGTTGAGTATTTAAAAGATACTGTAAATGATATTTTAGCAGAGGCTAAGTTTATAGAGACGCCTGAAGATAGTACCCTAGAGGTTGGTCATCAGGTAAGTGATAACGCTTCTATTGGAGCACCAGAATCCACCACGCAAACAGCTATGACTGATACTAAGAATGTGGTAGTTGCCCCTGAATACCTATATCGTCAAGAAAGGACGATAGCTCTTCTAACAGATGCTTATGAAAAAGCTAAGTTGAAGGCTTAATAACGGAGACTTAAATGGCAGGTTTTGATCTTAACAATAATTTTACCGGTAATGTATTCGGTCGTGACCGTATGGGTCATGTCGTTCCAGATCTGGAATTCACAGAGACTCTACGTCCCTATCTAAGTATTCCTTATCCGGCACCTTACCTTCCTACGAAACGTCAGGACCAGGCACATCCTGTTCAGGCTTCGGTCGTACTGACTTCTCAGGAAGCAGTAGGACTAGACGCAAACGGCGCTATCGTTCCCGCTGGTTTGTTCTGCGGATCTCAGTCAACAAAGAGCGGCGGCGGTCTGTACTGCGCACTGAAGTATAGCTCTCCTGACGTTGGATTTGCTTACAATGCTATTACTGGTAATACAGTTGCGGCCCCAGGTGAAGTAGCAGTACTAGCCTGTCCTTCAGATGGTACGGGTGGTGATGTAATTACATTCCCAGATGGGACTACTTATAGCGTTACGTCTGGAGACGTTACAGCAGCAAAGGCTTGTACTCTGTTCCCACAAGGCGTTGTGCGTCCAATCGGTGTTACTATTCGACAGGTATTCCAGTACATTGGTGGAGTAAATGTAATTAACAACTCTGGTGGAATCAAGTTCACTTTGGATGGCGTAACTCCTCTGAAGTACAAAGTACTCAACTACATGCATGAGATGGGAACTGCTGTTTCGACAGAAATGGTACTCCGTCTGCCTTGGATCGGAGTTGCTGAGGATACCTTGCAGTCTTTGGCTACTACAGACGGTCTTACCCAGTACACCCAGTCAAACTATGGTCGTTCGTTTACTCACTTTATTGGAGAAGCAGCCCTAACCGGCGCAAGTCCAGTGGGAAGTGGTGCGACAGCAATTGCTCCTGGAGCAAGAGTTGTAGCAGCTCGTGGTTTCTCTGCTGGTAACTTTGCAGTTTACGATTCGGCCGTAAATGATCCAACAGAAGTCGTAGGAATAGTTCTCGGCGTACAAAATACATATCCAATTCAGGATTATGTAAACCGTGTACGTACTCTGTATAACCCAAATAGACTGGTAGGACCCATCAAGGATCCAAATCCGGCCAGCTTAATGATGGGTGGTTCTGCAACTAGTGGTATTGATTTCATAATCAACCTCACTACAGACGCCATCTTCAACACAGCTTATTTGGCTGGTACTACACTTCGTCCAGAATACAGCACGTTTATATCGGTGGCTTTCCGCTCGTTCTAATTGATTCTAAAGGACTTAGCAGGTTTGATTCCTGCTAAGTCCTAAACCTTAAGGCAAGAGAAGTCCTAGTAATGGCTCAGACACAAACTAAACATCAGACTTTTATAGTCAATGGCAAAGCAACAATTACTCCATCAGGACTTAGGTGTCAAGGCCCAAGAGTAAAGCAGCCTGAGTTAGCTTGTAACAAACTGCTTGTAAAAAAGAATTCATTAAATCAGCTTTGTGGCTGCTTCCGTTGTGAGCGCTGTGGCCAAGACATAGAAGTAACAATAGAGTTTATACCAGTAACAAAGTAGTAAAAGTAACAAAGTAGTAAATATTATAAAGATCCGTGCATCAGTAATAAGAGGATCCTTAAACGCCCTAGGAGGGCACGTAATCATGCCAACAACAATGCAAATGACGGATCAAGAAGTAGCCTCATACAGACGCTTCGATAGTATTATCCGTGCAAATGGTTTCGACCCAGAGGTAAAAAAGCACATTACCATCAAGGACGCTCTTGAGATTCAGAATGCTGCCTTTATGATCCCCAGGGTTATGACACAAGTAATCCAGGAAGGAATCGAGCCTCTGCTTATCGGCACCAATCTATTGCAGAAGATTGATTACGTCCCTGGTATGCAGACTGTCTTCCCGTTTGTGGAACCCTTAATCGCTGCTGAAGTTGGAGACGGAATGGGTCTGCCTATGCGTTCTATCAACGTCGGTGGAGCTGCAACTTATGGTATGAATGTTAAGCGTCATGGTTTGATGCTTAAGATTGATAATAAGTTCATCGAAGAGTCGGCTTACCCATGGCTAAACATGTGGCTACGTATGGCCGGTAATGCTCTGGCTCGTCACAAAGAAGAGTATATCTTCAATTTCATCACTAACCTAGGACAAGTTGTCTTTGACAACTCTACTACTGGAAGAGCATATAACTCTACCGAGCAGCCCTCTAAAGGTATTACCACTGGTCGTAACGTTCTAGGACAGTTCAATGGTTCTATGACTGTAGACGATGTGTTCGATATGTACGCCCAGCTTTTGATGGACGGCTACATTCCTGACACAATGCTGGTACATCCTATGGCATGGCTGATGTGGGTTAAAGATCCTGTCCTCCGAGAGTTTGCGATGCAGGCTGGTGGTGGATCGTTCTTCGCCAACTTCACAGGCAACGCTGCTGTTCTTGGTAATCCTTTCTGGAATAACCAGGGATTAGGGTTTAGCCAAGGTCAGTCTGGTACTTATGTTAACGGAGTTCTACAACCTTCTAGTGAAAACGGTAACGTTGGTGGGCTGCCACAAAGACAGACCTCTGCTCCCGTACTGCCTAACTACCTAGGACTTCCTTTCAAGATCCTTGTATCTCCCTTCATGAGCTTTGACCCAATTAATAGACTTTGTAACATAATTATGTTCAACTCTAGTAACTTGGGCGCACTAATCGTTAAGGAAGATGCACACGTAAAGAACTTCGAAGACCTGCGCTACCAGATTATGGAGCTTGGAATCGAAGAGTCTTATGGATTCGGCATTCTGAATGAAGGATTGGCAATCGGCGTAGCAAAGAATATTGCAATTCGTCCGAACGAGTTCATTACACCTACCCGCAGCTACATGAACATCAATGAAGCTGGTTCTCTATACCAGACACTGGATGGAGTACAGAACTTTGGTTCCAGTACTGTGGCCCCAGCCAATCCTCTGGCTGTATAAACTAAAACTTAAAGTTGCATACTACCTTAAAGGCGGGGACGGCTACCATATCGTCTTCGCCTTTAGTATTTTTAAAAGAGACCCATAAGAGGTAATAATAAATGGCAAAAGCAACCTACGAAAATTACGGATTAGTAGGAAGACTCCTTTCACTGAATACTCGTACAACCAAAGTATTTACATGTGGGGGATTTTCGGTAAACTATAATAGACCTATCGCTATGGTGACTCTGGAAAGTCAACAGGCCTCTATAAAAAGAGCCATGGCAGAAGGGAAATTAATAGACGTAACAGATCAGAATACCAACGGACTTAATTTAGGGGGCGCTAATCAATCGAAACCAAAGTTCTCGGATACTGGTGAGACCGCATTTATAACAGTAGACAAGAATGGTGGCATGATGATAGCCATACCCAAAGATAAGGCTGAACAAAATGAATTTGAAGATATGATAGCTAAGAGTGGAGTATTAATATTGGATACAGCTAAACTTTCTGATAAACCAAGCCCACTACTTGCTAATAGAGTAACTGCAGCGGGGTCCGATATTTTGCTGAATGAGTTGGCGAATAAACTAGAAAGTTTGAAGAGGTAATATGGCAGTTCCTACAATAAGATCAGTATCTCCGGACGTGTCTTCTACCGGGGTTATATTAGGTACTCCTATAGTAGTTACTTTTAGTGAGTTAATGAATCACTCTAGTATTAACCAGTCTAACTTTGCTTTAATATCTCCTGTTGGAACAATGATTATAACTCCTACAGAGGAGATAGCACAAAACCCTTCTCCAATTTCCGGCAAAAAGAACGTACCTGGAAAATTTAGCTTTAATGATAACACAGGAGTAACTATAGTAATTTTTACTCCAAAAGAAGTTTTAATTCCTAATACTACATATACTGTTATTATTATAGGGGCAGGTGCTTACCTTGTATCTAACCCAGTATTAGGAGCAGATAATACTCCTTTAGCTACTAATTACACATGGACTTTTACTACAGGAACATTAAATTTATCCACTCCTCCCCCCACATCTCCTTTAGCACCAACAAATGTAGCATTAGATTTAAGAAGCGTGGCAATAATTCCCAGAATGTTTCCTAATCCAAATGGAACCGATTTAACTCAAACTATAAAGTTAGTTTTTCCGGATAACATAGTTGCTGAATCATTCAGTATGGAAGACCTACTATTGAGTGTAAGTTCTATACTAGGAGATCCCTCAGTAACTATACCTACTGGGTTAACGACTAGTGCAACTGTAGCAACTGACACTATTACAATAACAATCTCTGGATGGCCGGCATAAAATGTCAATTACAATAGATAATAAATTAAGAGCATTCCTCGATTTGATTGCTTTTTCAGAGGGCACAAGTACCAGCTCTATTACTAAGAATAATGGATATGATGTAATTGTCTCAGGAATACATGGGCCTTCTATTTTCACCGATTATAGTGATCACCCCTTTGCCCACGGCGGAACTGTAACCGTACGTACTAACCCATTGCTCGTTTCTACAGCCGCTGGGCGTTATCAGGTTCTCGCTCACTATTTCGAAGTTTACAAGACTCAGTTACACTTACCAGACTTTTCCCCCACATCACAAGATGCGGTAGCTATAAAACAAATATCAGAATGTAATTCCATACATTTAATTGAGCAGGGAAATGTTTCAGAAGCTATTATGGCTTGCTCTCGTATATGGGCCAGTTTTCCAGGCAATGATTATAATCAACCTGGTGGAAAGTCTTTAGCAACCTTAGTTTCACAGTATCAAACTTTCATTGGAAAGGATAATTAACTATGTTCAATATTAAATTTCCTAGTATAGCTTCTCCACAAGGTACAATAGTACTTATTGCGGTTTTAGAGTTTGTATTCCTGGGAGCAATGATTTATGTATTTCAATCTAGCCACGGAAGTCCAGAGTTACGAGATGTGCTCAAGGGTGGATTCATTGGTTGGAATACTGCACTAGCACTGGCTCTAAACTCTGGGTCTCCTAAGGAACCAAAAGATAAAACTAATCCCCCAGTTGATCCAACAGTTAAGTAAAAGAAAGGTAGAATAATAATGTCAGTATACCCTGGGGATTCATACAACTTCATTTTATCTCTTACTCATATGGATGGTACAACCCCATCTGTTGGTACGATTCCGACTATTCAAATAGTTAATGCAACTACAAGAGCTTCTGTATTGGGGACCCCAGCAACAATGACTCTAGTTGCAGGAAGTGTATTAGTATATACCTACACTTGGGTTACTTCCTCGGCCCAGGCGTATGGAGATTACTTTGCAGTAGTATCATATGTAGCTGATACAGTTGTAGTTACTGGTAGATATCTAGACCGTGTACGACTAGGAGATACATATGTAACCGGGCAGGTAGCTCTGAACTCCACAGTCGCTAAAGACATTACAGTAGCAAAAGATTCGACAGTAGCACACTTAACAGACTTAGCCACAATTAACCCAAATAATTCTTCTGTAGTTTTATCTATTCAAGCAAAAACTAATAACTTACCAGTAGATCCAGTATCCACTTCTCTAATAACTGTATTACAAGGACTTATAACTGACATACATGATTGCAATCTAGGAGCCATAGTTATAGACAGAACGCAGAATCCAAGAGTAATGACGATTAGAAGAGTAGCAGATGGTAGTACTTTAGCTACTTTCCAACTTTCGGAGACATCTACAACAACGACTAAAATCCCTTCGTAATAGAGTTAAAGGATTAATAATATGATTGCCGGGCTAAATTCTGATATAATAAATGAGATTTTTAAAGATGGAGTATCTACTACTGCCGCTCTAGTATGTATGGGACTCTACATAAGACAGTTAGTAAGAGAACGTGGGCAAGATAAAGCTGGCCCTACTCAAACAAGATTAGAAGATCAACAGTACAGTACTATTATAGCCTCATTGAACGAAATAAAAGAAAATCAAAAGATTATAATTGATCATATTGGAGCATTAATATCTAGTGAAGCAATTTCATTAAATATGAAAGAAAGTCTATCCGAAGATTCTCATGAGATTAAAAATATAGGTAACACATTACTACAGGATTTGAGAGCGTTGTCTGCGAACCAGCTTAATTTAATGACTGGGTTTCAGAGAGTCATTGAACAGCTTATTGATGCTTTAAAACATAGCTAGCATAAAGAGGCCAGAATGCACTCCAGAGCATATGAATTAGAAGAAGTCCCAGAAGATGTCATGTCTAATCTTGTGATTAAAGAAAAGGCATTTTCAGAAAAGATAGAGGAGCTTTCCGTGCTCTGCCAAGAAATAGGACAAATAAATAAAGTTGAGCTTAGGTCAACCCTAGCTAATGGGTTGAGTAATGTATTAGCATCTACATGGTGATCTAATGGCAGCGAGTGATAATTTAGTTTTGCATATATGTCTTCCAAGGGGTCTTGCTCTAGAAAATGGAGCTACCTTAATGGAGAACGCTACTGTAGATGTCGTAAGTACCCTTACTCCATTTTATGCCGGGGTAGGTCAAGTCAAGTTAAGTGGAGGTTATTTTCTTAGAAATACCTCTGATTTAACTACAGCGTGCGAGATATACAATATTAGCCAAGAGGCTGATTTAATAACTCCTTATTATTTAGGGCTTCCACCTAATGATCCGGAACAAATAAGATGGACCAATTCTCGTACTCAGTGGGTTATAGCAAAAGCTGCGAGAAACCTAATATTGAATATAATAGGATTAGTAGGTACTCCAGGATCTCATGTACTAGCTAACTTCTCTGTAACCAGACAGAAAGGAGGGGAAGGAGAATCAGTACAAACTAAGCTGGCCCAGCTCCAAAAAGATATAGATATTTACGCAGTAAGTTTAGTAAGTAGAGCAAGGACCCTTCCTGGAGGACACCCAAGTCCAGGATTCGGGGCAAAAGGAGTTAGGGACTGGACAGAAAAGTCACCTTCTAGAGGATGGTCTACTACTGGTATAGGTGCTAATGCAAAAGGTCCAGACTATGGTTCAGTAACTGGCGGGCGAGGAAAGCCTACCTCCTACTTCAATAGAGTATGGTGTTCACCTCCAATCATCAATTGGAGATCTGGTATATACCAAGGAATGTATCCTTTGACAACGGTGTTTGGTGAGACAGGCTCAAGTTCGGGTTATGGATTACGGGCCGGAGGCGGTTTGTAGTGGACTTCTATAAGCCAATGAGTGCTATAGATCTTAGGGAAGAGTTACAGGCTTTACTATACGGCCGTATAGATATAGTAGCCCAGGGAAGACCTGTAATTCTAAGAAAGCTAACTAATAACTTTTGCCCGTGTTGGGATGGAGTTACTGGTGGCCCTATAGCAACTTGTCATTATTGCCACGGAGAAGGATATTCCTTCTATGAGACCCAGGAAACTATGTATATAGCCATGGGGGTGGCTCCAATCTACAAGCCTGGCTACCTATCTTCGGGGCAGTACCCACAAATGAGTATGGGTTATGATGATCCAAATAGAGCTACTGGTTATTGTGAATACACAGTTTACCCAGATTATGAAATCTATAGCTCGGGAGATAAAAAGTCATTTGACAAGATTTATGATATAAAAGTTAATCAAGAAGGAGGAATATACTATCCTATTACTAGAGTTTCTAAGTATAGGGTTCTAAACGTCACTCCTTTACATGGGGATTTTGGAAGAGTAGAAGGATTTGAACTTTCCATGGCTAAAGAAAATTTCTAGCAAAAGTAAATAATTTAGCTAAACAGAGCACGACAACCACATTAGTACATACTATCTAAGTAATAGAATAGGAAAATCATGCAGCCTAGACAAAGTCGTAATTTAGTACATCCATTACCTTTATCTAGAACACCGCTTCCAGCAGTAGATATTGGTGGATTTTTCCATATGCTCCAAGGAGCTTTAGCTTTATATATACAAACAGAAGGGCAGCCAGAGAATACAAATCCAGAATTTATAGAAGAGTTCCCAAGAGAGAGAATAACAAAGCAAGACGAAACATTTGATATCATTACGTTTAGAGTTAAATCGGCCGTTCCAGCACCCAATACGAATTCAGGAGGAGCTCCGAAAAGACCAGCCTTAAGAGAATCAAAGCCTAGTCCAACGTTAGGTCCTGATTATAAAGAACAAGTATATGGTTGGTGGGAAACAGTAAGACCGGAGTTTACAATTTGGTCCAGAAATAATGCTAATGCAAATGATATGACAGAATGGTTTCACATATTTCTAATGAAGTATGCATTTATTAATAAGTATTTTGCAGGAAGAGGCATCGAGAATTTTGTATTCATAGAAAGAGCGGATGAAGATGTAGACCACAATGAGGGTCAAGAAATTTACAAACGCCGGCTTACATATGAGTTCAGATTAAATAGAATGTTAACAACGCAATCAAGATCTTTAACAAATGTTAGTGTGACTTACGGTATTGGTAATCAAGTAGACCAAATCGAGTTAACATCTAATAAATAGATTTAGGAGATAATTAATGCCAACCTATAATTACCTGCCAGGCACCCAGATAAACACACTAGACGGTGGAATGGTAGCAACAGTTACACCTTCAACTAAGTTGACTTTAATTGTCGGTACAGCTGGAACTGGGCCAGCTAATGAACCTTACTCTGTAACAAGTAGGGCTACTGCTGCTACTGTATTCGGACTTAGCGGTTCTCTTATTCGTGGTATGGAAGAGTGTGCCAGCGCTGGCAACGATAATATAGTTCTATTCCGCGCTGGAACTACTCCTGCAACATTAACCGGAGTAGGAGTAGAGACGGGTGGATCCCCCACTCCTGGATTTACTATCACATTCAGTGAAGTATCCTCTACTACAACTACAGATTATTCTATCTGGTATGCTAATGGAGTACTTTACGTATGGCTGAGCGGCCAACTAGTATATGCTAACGACTCAGCCAATAATGTAGTAGTAGATTCGGGTAACATCTCTATAACTGGGACAGTAGCAGGAAATACAGGACTCCTCTTCGGTACTGGTGCCACAGGTTCGCTTAGTGGAGCTATTACAATTGCAGCTGCCGCTGCAGTACCAACTTCTGGGGGTGCCGTTCACGTAACCTTAACTCCTCCTGTTACCGGACTGTCTTTGACAGGACGTCAGACATATATAGCCATAGCAGAAGCATTAGATCTACTTTCAATCTATCCAGTAGATCAAATATTCTGTCCAGATGCTGTCTTGGATCAACCTAATGTGGCTTACTATGTAAGTGGTACTCCTGCAACCGCAGTAAACAACCCATCAACGAATGCTAATGCTCTTGACTGGCTAAAAATTACATCCGATGGAGAAGGTGGCAACATTTACCAGTGGGCTTCGGAGACCACCGACTCAACAGGCGCGACAGTAACGGCAATGACAGCTGTCACTGCTGCAGCTCGTATCGCTGCTGGATTCTACGAAACGAATTATGTCAATCTTATTGGTAATTATTGCTATGATCAGGAAGTTGTTGGTCTCAATGGTACCGTAATAGGATTCATTGGAACTAGTGGACCTAAGAGTTTTGGTCTAGTAGATACAAGAAATTGGGTAGGGTATCTGCCTACTTTTGATCTAATTAATACTGAAGAAGTAGATATATCTGGAAAGGGTCTGTTAGGAATTCCTATTCTTGCCGGATGCAATGCAACTAGTTTGAACTTCCTATGTACTGATTATGCTACAGGCTACAGAGATCCAGGAGTATTTTCTACTAACAATGATCTGTACGATGGAGCTATAAATTACGACGCCAATAATAACCCAGTAGACATCGGTGCCTATATACACGTTGTTGGAGATTACGCTGTTGTATCTAACGGATACCTACAGAATTATGTGACTAACCTCGCTGGCCTGGTAGCGGGATTCCATTCTACCCTGGATCAGAAGGTAGCTCTAACTAACAAGCCTATTTCTGTAATTCAGCTGTGGAAGCCAAACAATGCACAGATGGATTCATTAACTGAGGTTGGTATAAATGTTCTCAGATTCAAGGGAAACAATAGTCTTCCCGCTTTGCTACACGGGGAAACGATAGCCAATCCTAATAGTGATTACATTAACCTTTTGCGGCAGGATATCAAGGGACTTGTTGTAGAGACCACGCGTCAAGTAGCGGATGGATTTATTGGATATGCTAGTACAGATCTCCTAAGTCTTTCTGCTCTGAAGACCGCCCTGACAAACAAATACCTTGTTCTACAACAGAGAGGCTATATATCTTCATATAGCTTTACTGTTACAACAACTCAAGCAGACATCCGTCTTGGACATGCAAGTGTCAATATTAGCTTTGTCCCTGCAAACGAACTGGTCCAACTGAATGTAACTGTTGGAATTTCACAGAGCTCTGCTACTTAACATTACACAAGATTGGTGGGTCGGAGTAACCAAAATATTCCGACCCATTATTTAGAGGCTAACGTAAGCCCGAACTAGAAATAAAATCTCCAATTAGGAAAACTATGCCTAACACAATATCACCGGCTCAAGGTGGCGCTTTAGAGTCTTCTGCAACACAATCTTATAACTCAATGTCGGGCGCAGACATCAAAGCCTGTATTGGGCAGTTGGAGTTTGCCAATCTCCAGGCAGTAAGCTATACTGTAACACGAGAAAAGGCACCCATTTATTGTCTTGGTAGCCCAGATCCTAGATCCTTCTCTAGAAATAAGAGAGGGGTTGGTGGAAGTCTGGTGTGGGTAAACTTTGACAGGCATGCCTTACTTGATGTAATTTACCAGAGCGCTGGACAATTTGTAGCTTGGAAAGACGATGTTCGTCCAGAGTATGTGAATACAGCGTCCTCTCTACTAAACCAGACAGCTATTTTCAATTCAAGTTTAGTAAGAGACTTCGGTCCCCCTGCTACTGCTACTATTGACCAGTTAGATCAGATAGTTGTTACTGGAGTATCTAGCCTTAAAGAGCTTGCTTCTCCTTGGTACGCCGACCAGATTCTTCCCTTCGACATTACTTTAGCTGCGACCAATGAAATGGGGGCAGCTTCTGCAATGAGAATCTTTGGTGTAGAAATTCTCAACGAAGCAACTGGATCCTCGATTGAGGATTCAGTGTCCGAATCAAGTGCAACTTTTGTAGCGCGACTAGTAGAACCTTGGGCTGCAGTACAAAGTCCGTTTGCTTCTGGAGTTGGTGGGGCTGACTTCTCTGCCTAACTTACTATCTAAAAGAGGCCTCTAGCCAACTAGAGGCCTCTTTGTCTTTATACTAGAAAATATAGAAATGTTAGACGATCAATCAAATACATCCTTTGGTTTATTCCCCTCTTCTGGGTTTTCAGCAGAATCTACAGACTGGGTAGGAATTATCTCCCCAACTGACTCTATAGGAGTTGGTCCAACACCTCCAGCACCAAATCCAGGAAATACTCAAGCCTCCACCATAGCAGTTACGGCTAACCTTGTTCCAGCTACAACTCTATCTCAATTAAATGGTTTAATAGGTGGCGGAGCTATAGTTCCCACTTCCAGTGGTTATATGGATAGTTATACTGCTGCTACCGGGCCCGCTCCGTTCATAAACTTCTTTGGCAACTCTAATATTAGAACTAGAGTAAATACCACTTCTACTACCTTTACGGGCTCTGATTTAAAGCTCTTAATAGATTGTACTCCAGTAGGCAAACCAAACCAATTTCAACAATTAATAGAATGCCATACAATATCGGTTACTTCTTACCGTATGAAAAGTACAGTAAGAGCCCTAGGTTATACTAATCCTAAGGGCTATAGTCGTAGTACCAGGAGCATCGCTGGGACCATGATTTTAACTGAGATGGGTATAGATGCTCTAGCTACGTTCTTACAATCAGTTACAGTAACTGATAAATCAAAAGATTCCCAGGTAACAAAAACAGATCAATTGCCTCCATTTAATATAACTATGGTCTTTGCAAATGAGGAAGGATATGCCTCTGCAAGGACTATAATAGGAGTAGAGTTCCTTAACGACGGGACGGTTTATTCAGTACAAGATCTTCTAACAGAGAGAACCATTTCTTGGATGGCATATGATTTTACTCCCCTTCTACCTCTAGATACTTCTCAAATATATCTTCAGAGGCTTCAGAATATAACCGGCGGGGGAGAAAAGACACCTATGGATCTAATGGCTTCCCCTCCCCTTAACGACCTAATACCTCTTGTAAACTAGGTTAATAATGTCCACAGTAAATATAACTACAAATTCTGCAGGGACTAATACCTATCAACTAGCTCCAGTAGGAGGGGGAACTCCAATTACTGGGGCTATTACTTCCTCCACATTTTCTACTTCAGTACCTTCTGGATCCTACAATTTACAGATAACTAACCCTTCTACTGGGGAAGTTCTTCATAACTCTACTATAGATGCTACATCTAGTACTTCAGTTTATGCTCAGGCTACATCACAGCAAGATACTAGCACAGTAGGAGTTTCCCCCACCCCAATATCTTCTGGTCAGTTTCAATCCCAAGCACATGCTGTTCAACCCCAGATATTAGTACCTCCTACAGATGCAGAGGTATTTACAGCTGCTAATGGTCAATTCGGTAAGTACTTCACTTGCCAAGATGCAAGGCTATACATAGGTAATGTTTTCATTGATGAAAACATATTTGTACAGTATACCCTCCAAGACAATAAGATTCCTATCTATGGATATAGATCCAGATATTATGATGCTACAGCCCAGGGAAAGTCTATAGTACAAGGTCAGTTAGGTCTAAACTTCGTAAGTGAGGGATACTTATATACTGTATTACAGGCCTATCAGAATTTAGTATTATCAGATCCAGGTGGGGATCAGACGACTCTAAATAACCTTGTTTATACCTTGAATCAACTTCAGACTCAACAACAAGGACTTCCTACTACAGGTGCCGGGGCCACAGTAGCATCTAATCAGTCTCAAATAACAGTAGTAAAAGCAGCTATAACTAAGAGTTTAAGCAACTCAAATGTTAGTTTAAGCACGGCACAAAACTATGCTACTAATGCAGTATCTATTTTCCCGGACATAACAGAAGGATTTTCTAATGCATTATATCAAGGTATTGCGTTTGATTTAGTGGTACAATTAGAAGGAGCGGGTAGAACCGTTAAAAGAGTTTTAGAGAATTGTCAATTAATAGCGAACGACCAAGTAATTGATACTTCAGGAAATACACTAAGCGATGGCTATTCGTTTATTGCAAGAAGATTACGTTAACCCGGAGATTACATTAATATGAGTGAAGAAATCCAAGAACAAGTAGCAGAAGTAGAACAAGCAAAAGAAGAATTACTAGATCCTTATACTTTAATTGAAAAGGCTGGTGGGCCAAATAAAGATGCCATCCTAGCATTAAAGGTACAGACTCCTAATGGAAGACTTAAGGTATTCACCCCAGATGGAGGTAAACGCCTGTTTATTCTTAGGGCAGTGGGTCATTTAGAACTAGCATCTTTGTCCCGACAATTAGCAAAGAACCTCGAGCCAGAACAGAAATCCGCTGAATTAGAAGTTCTAGTATCAGCAAAGTGTACTGTTTGGACTAACGCTACTGCATCCAATAAACTAACTGCTGAAGAACTTAAAGCTGGATCTGCTGGACTTAGTTCAACCATCTTTAACTTTATTGCATGGATGAGTGACTACGTCGATCCTACAGCCTTTGAAGTTCTTTCGAGCGATTTGTAATTAACTCCTTTATTTTCATAGAGTTACATGGCAAGCTATAGAGCTACATGGCCATCGGGGGTCTCTCTATCATGGAGAGACCTCACTTGGCAAGAGTACGAAGATATATGTGGGACTAGGGAGTTATCTGATATACCTCCTGAGATCTCTGTTGCTATACTCGATACATGTGTTCTAGACGGCCCAGCTAGAGAAACATTGACAGCGGGGGCTGGTTATTTTATAGCCAACCAACAAGTATCTCATAACCCATTTAGTGGTAATGCTAAATGTCTTATAGAGATATTAAACGATGCTAGAAATGCTGTAAAGAGTGATTATCTTTTAAGCGCCCAAGCCATGGTATGTAATGTATTTGACTATAAGATAGAAGAGGTAAAAAGCTGGACCCCAAGTAAGTTTTTTATGAGAGTAGCACAAGCAGAAGTTATAGTAGGAGAAGTATTGAATCCTGCTCCTCCTCCAGCGCCCAAACAAATACCTAAAGAGAGGCCACTGAACATGAGATTATCGCCCCAGGAACTGGCTAAAAAGAGGCATTCAGAGAGAAACAATACTACTTAAATAGGCCTTAAATGTTTAATAATAACCGTCTCAATCCAGATGATGCAAATGTTAGTCCTATAGCTGTAGGGGCTGCAACTGCTTCGGTGGTAGGGGCGGTTTCTTTTGCTCATAAAAGCCTACTAAACTATAGTCCTACTTATGCTAAGAATTTATATAACTTCACAGAGAACCTAGAAAATAAGTCTCCTGGTTTTATATTTAAGACCGCTAGCTTGTCAGAAATGGCATCTGCTCATATAGTCAGCAGTGTCCATATTCCTCATGAAAACTTATTTGTAAATAGCCATACAACTCCGTTAGCTGAACATTTAAAAAGACTTATTGGTACAGATGTCAATTTAGCCCAAGCCGGTGGGTTGACATTCAATAAGTTAGACAAAACTGGCTATCTAAGTTTATCTACAGATCCCTCAGTAAAGGTTAAGTTCTACAAAGAAGGAAGGTTAGGAACTTCTTCGGTTAGGTATGGTGCACCCATATCTACCGAACCATATGAGTTTGTACATACAGATAATCCACTTAAAGATCTTTGGTCCAACTTCCAAGCTTTAAGGAGCGGCCAAAAGCCAAAAGGACTTGGTACCTCATTTAAGGTACAGGGATTAGTAGGACAAGAAGGAGAGGTAGGTTATAGATCTATCTCCATGCTTCCAGTCCTAGCTGAAAGAGATGGGAAGCCTTTCTCTAACTTCATTACTAAGTTCCATAGAATAGCTTTTGGGTTAGTCGAACGACCCCAACAGAACCTATTCGCTGAATTTGGAATAGGAGTTAAGGCCGGAAGCTATAACAAAATACTCCATATACCATTCCTGGAAAAGAATGGCAGGGGAATAATTAATGAACTGCTAAGTAAGCGAGTTCTCCCAGCTTATTTAATAGCAGGAGTAGCACTTCCATACCTAGACTATAAACTTCATCATCTGCCTTCCAATACAGCTGTAAATGCATTCCAGTCAGTCACTTTAGCCCGTGCCAAAGCAACTGACGAAACTCCAGGCCTAAGAAGCATAACAGACACTTATGCAAGGGTCATTCCTGGGCCTCAGTACGGCCCTGTAGCACTTCCTCTAGGTGGAATGGTAGCTGGGGCCCTTATTCATTATGGGAACGTCCTACGAGACAAATACCCCCATCAGATGGCTAGGGAAGCTGCCTTTAGGATATTTGCCAAAGGAAGGGATGTAGAGCATGGTATAGCCAAAGCTGATGCTACCTTCCTAAAGATATTTAATAAAGCGTCGCCAGTAGCAAAAGGATTAGTAGCTGGCTTGGCTTTAATGATTCCTTTCATTCCTGGAATGATTGGATCTCGCAAGTCTGAAGGGGAACTTCAAGACATCTATTCTGGGAATGAGCCAGTACCCATCCGTACCGGTCGCTGGTGGGACATGGGCATTACCCCATTCTCAGGATCTACTATAAAAGAATGGAGACCACACTGGTCTGTTCTATGGAAGGCCCAAGCAGAGAAAGCTTCTATTTATGGAAGTGAAGAAGCTTATTGGGCCCACCATCCTTTAGTTTCTCCAGTAACAGCCTTTAAAGATCCATACTGGCTCGAAAAACAGAACTATGAAGACAGGCCTTATCCAGTAACATCTCCAGCATTTTCTAATGTACCTATAATCGGACCATTCCTAGCTGCCACTATTGGTAAACTAGTTAAGCCAGTACGTAGAATGCATACTGATGAATGGGACGGAAAATCCGACTATAACCTATATTCATCTCTACTAGAGCCTAGGGGTGGGGCAGTAGACTCTCCATTTGAAAGAGATATCTCGGTTCAGTTAGCTGAAAGAGGATATAAATCAAGCCCACAAACCCCCATAGGGAACTATAGGGCTGACTTTACCCTCGAAGGAAATGGACATAAGGTAGTTCTAGAAGCTGACAGCACTACTTATCATGGAAAGTGGAATGCTGCTGCAGATGCTAAAAGACAAGCTGAAATAGAAGCTGCTGGTTGGGATGTAATTAGAGTAAAGAGTAAATCTTTCTTCTCTGATTCCTCCGCAGCCATGGCCCCAGTATTCTCCAGATTACAAGCTTTAGGAATAGAACCAGAAAAGGCTGGTGGTAATATTCAATCTGGCTTAGTTGGATTGGCAAATCCAACTCCCAAAGATGAGTTTGGTCTTAGAGATACTATAGATAGAGAAGCATATGCTTTTTCTGATTTCATGGGTCTTCATGGATTCATTGGACGATCTGTATGGGCTAAGTTATTCCCAGATCAACACAAGGATGTATTCTTACAAAGCTCGAGACAGATAGATTCTCTGCAAAGAAGATATTATGAAAGAGAACTTGGAGCAGGATATTTCATGTCTCCTGAAGGTAGGTTTGCCGCTTTAGGGTATACTGAGCCTTTAAGAAGATTCATACAGAACGAGCAGAACACCCAACAAGCTAATGAAATTCCCAATTCATTAGCTAATGTAGGGTGGATTCCAGGTGCAGATGCGTATAAGAATTTCAAAAAGGGAGATCCATATTCAGCACTGGAAGATGGATATGCTCGTTTACCAGGCCCTGGGTACGAATCTTTGCATCCAGAGCTTAAAGGATTAGATCCCAACGATTACCCAGACATTAATAAACTATCTATTCTTTCAGACATAGCTCCTTATTCTAGAGAATATCAAGCAGTAAAAGGAAGGGTAGCAAAGTCAGCTCAGTACAATCCAGATCTAGAAATAGAATATTCTAGAATATTAGATAGAGTTAGACAGACTAAAGACTCTGCTTTAGGAACAACCAATAGAATATTCTCTGGCCGGACGGACTCTGTTGAAGGTACTATAGATTCTGCGAATCAGTACGGAGTATCAGTTAAGGAATACCCTGGTCGTACTTTCAGACTAAGTGGTTTAGGAATGTCTGCAGCAGATATGGCTGCTATCTCTATCGGGGAAAACAATAACATAACCAGAGAGGCATTAGATGATGAAGTACAGGGTAAGAGACAAGCCCTAGGAAAATATCTACAGGATGCTCTGGCTCCTGGAACTCATGTATCTATCACTGTTCCTCGTGGATCTATAGATAGTGCTGAGGAAATAAATGCTGTCTTTAGAACAAGTTCGGACAATATAAATGCAGAACTTATAGATAGAGGATACGCCAGATTCGACAGACGAAACGCAGGACCAGAAGCTAGAGATCTATTTGGAGGAATGACACAAGCATTTGGTACTATAGGAGAAGAGCTTGCATTTACTGGTGATGAAGAAGTATGGAATCCTCTAAGATATGTACCCACACCAGCACATACCAAGTTCTGGCAGAATAAAGACCCACTATCGGACTATCTAGATAAGGAAGTCTATGGGTCAAGAATGAGAAGGTGGGACAAGCCACTTCATGACTTCTTAATGCCATATGTAAGAGGAGCTGTAAAGAGGGCTACAGGATATGTAGATGTTCCTGAAGAAGTAGAAGAGAAGAGAAATTTAAACACTATTACTGATAGCCTTAAATATTTAAGAAGTAAGATACTTGCTGATAAGGTCCCTGGAGAGAGATCCAAGTATACTAATCAAGGTCTGAGAACCTTCGAAGGTGTGGATTTATTCTCTGAATCTTCATATGTAGCTTCTACGCTCCCACGCAGAGAAGCAGTATATTTCACTAAGTTTGTAAAAGAAACAGACCCAGAGAAGAGACAAACGATCTTAGCCTCTGTTTCAGCTCCCACAGCAGAAGCGTTAGAGGCTCAATGGTTAAAAGCTAAGACCAATATAGACTTAGCCGAAGGAAAGGAAACAGGACCGGTCGGTCAAGACGGCCGAATCCTAACAAAAGAAGGACTAGAAGCCTATAAGAATGCCAACACAAAACTAAATTATGGAGACTTTTCTAGAAGCGTAGAAATAGCTAAAGCTTTCACAGATAAGAATTATAATATCCCAGACATGAATTCTGATGTCTTTTCTCCAAATTTAGACTATGAAGATGTTAAACTAAAGATATTACAGTTAGAAGGTTATGACGCAAAGGACTTTAATATCTTCGATGATAGATCTAATACTCTTTGGAGAAAGCCTTATATAGATGGAGCAGTTAGAGAATTGACGGCAGGAACCAATAGAACTTTGGAAGCCAACAGACAGATTATAGAAAGTATGCTACTTGCTTCAAATAATAGAGATCCTAAAGTAACTATGACATCCAGCGTTAGCAGGACGTCTTCAGGAAATACTAAGGTTGATATAGAAAGAGATGACCACGATAATCTCATCCAAAACATGAGACGGAACCCTGAAATGTACAATTAGGAAAGTTAATGCGACATATCCCAGTTACTCCTCTTGATTTAGACCGCAGATCTGATGAGGCTTTAGAGTTTGAACAGAATCTGCAGAATAGAATAGTAAACCAAGATGAGGCAGTAAAAGCTATATCTGAAATATATGAGCAGCACTTAGCGGGTATGCTTCCACCTGCAAGACCTATAGCTAATTTACTATTGTTAGGATCTAGTGGTACGGGGAAAACTTTGCTGGCTCAGGCTACTGCTGAGGTATTATACGGCAATCCAGAAGCAATGTTAAAACTAAACTGCGGGGAATATCAATCTTCTCATGAGATATCAAAACTTATAGGGGCCCCTCCCAGTTATGTAGGTCATGGAGAAAGGAATTCCTCTTCCCAAATTAGTCAAGAAAAGCTAGATAAATACCATACTGATACTATAAAGATCTCTATTGTTCTATTCGACGAAATAGAAAAGGCATCCCCTGCTTTCCATGATCTTCTATTAGGAATCCTAGATAAAGGAATTCTTACTACCGGGAAAGGAGATGTTATAGATTTTACTAAGTCTATAATCTTAATGACTTCTAATATTGGTGCTGGAGATATAGAAAAAGCTAACGGACATGGTATGGGTTTTACTTCTGGCACAATAAATAGAAAGTCAGTAGTAAACTTCGCAAAGAATGCCGCCAAAAAGAAGTTCAGTCCAGAGTTTATTAATAGATTAGATAAGATGGTTGTATTCAACAACTTAGATAAAGAACAGTTAAGAGCAATATTAAAAATAGAATTAAGAAACGTTCAGAGAAGAATATTCGCTTCTACTCATCATTGTCAATTTG